AACAGCACTGTTTGGGTAACGAGTTTTTTCGCCAACCCTTTCTGTGTAGTCGTACCAAATTAAATCATCTGTTATTGATACAGTATCATCATGAAATTCATGGCCAGTTCTCGTCAGCCGAATATCAACAGGGAACGCGGTGCCTGCTTGGATTTTTGCCTCATCTAAAACGATAAGATGCCTTCTCTGATACAAGTCGGGTGAATAACCTTTGAGCTGAAATTCACCGTTGCCAAGATAACTGTCGTAAAAATCAAAATCACCAAAATCAACGGAGTTGTACCCTCCGCCTTGATATTGGATTTCAACTTTGTATGTAATCTGCACGGCCCTCACCCTGCCGTCATCTTTTGCCACCGTCATCGATGGAGAGCCAACCGTGATGCGAACGCTTGTTACATCCGTATCAGTAATCTGCCGAGTGACCGGCGTTGCGGTTGCCCCTGCCGCTACTTTTTTGTCAGTCCTGCTTGTTGATCCGCCATAAAGAAAAAAGTTGCCTTCATTGTCGCCAATGTCAGCCTTTGTAAGTTCAGCGTTTACTGCAACTGTCTTTTGATTAAGTATTCCAATACTCTGCAAGTTTGTTTGCGTTTGCGTGCCTAAGCGACTTTCAAATGTCGCATCACGCATGTCAAAATTCATTTGTTCAATAATATCTGCATTTTTTAACGTGCTGCTGGCCGTTACAGTCGCGCTAGAGCCAAGAACTGGCGTATTGTTGAAAAACACATCTTTCAGCGACGCTACGTTGTAGGCTTCCGATCCAACAGTCAAGCCGCTAGCGGACGGGAAACCCTCAATCTCTCCTTCGCTTAACAGGTCAATAATCCTGGCAACCTGTCTTGACTCAAGATCATCCTTGGGCATTACTCAAGCTCCTCGACGTTTAGGCCAGCCGATACAACAACACTACCGACAATCACCTCTCCGTAGGCAACCGGGACGGGAACGCCTTCTCTCCCAACGTTCTGAATGCCAGAAAAGCTGAAGTTATTGCGTGGATCATTGTCTGTCTCAGGCGTCGGCACTGTCGGCGATAACAAGCCAGCAACGCCTGTCAGGGCTAAACCGATGCCGATATTGCCTGCTACCGCTGCCAAGGTGGCGCCAGTACCTGCTGCAGCAGCCGCACTGAAACCAGTCAAGCCAAGGCTGACACCGCCAGTTGCAATCGCTGTTCCAATCAAGACAGCGCCCAAAGCAATAAAGGCCAGATTTCTAAACAAATTGGCTCCGGTCACAACCGGAATGATCCTGATGTCATCATCAGCCGTCAGGGGATAACCAAGCTGTTCCGGTGACTGACCTAGCTCTAGCGTGTGCGAGCCAACGGCAACGGTGTAATGCCCAGCGCCCATGATTGAGCGCAGCTCAGGAAAGTTGCACAACAAAAACCGGATTGCCTCAGCCGGTGTCCTTGCTACCGCCTCAAAAACTTTCTGACCGCAGTGCTCCGCCAGGTGCCCATACAGCCTGATTTTGCGAAGCATTGCTGTCAGTCGCCATGCCCTTTGATTCTACCGACGCCTCAAGGGTCAATCTTTATCCAGCTTTGATCTGCCATGCCGTAGATAAACCACGGCAAACCGTATTGAGAGCAAGCCTTTTTGTCTGGCTCACTGGGCAACGCGGGCGCACCAGGGTGACTATGGACAACAGCAAGCACCTTGCCGGTGTCTTCTGCAGCTGCGTAACCCATCGGGTCAAGGATGAACATGTCATCCTCATCGCTTAGGTTCTTGCACGGCCAGTAATGCTCAGCACCATCAAGCATGACGAGCAATCCGCAGCACTCCTTTGGCGCTTCTGTCTCAGCGTGCTGCACCGCTGCTTTCTGCCAATCGTCCATTAGTTATTGACGCCAACAGACGGGAATGAACCGAAAGGCAATCCACCGTTTGCGTCGCCGCTAGGAAACCGCTTGCGGCAATCACTGATCCGCTTGCCGCATACGTCAGCGTCAACAGCGGCCGTATTGGTGACTTGCTCTACTTGCGGCTCCGTTGTGATTGGAGCGTTGTCTGATGTCCAAGTGACATCGCTGCCATCAGAATCTTCGATGACCAAAACCCCATCGTCTTTGAGGCGCAGCTGTTTTGCGTTCAAGAAACCGGTAGCAGCAACTTTGTAGCCAGCGCCAACCTCTTGCAAGGTTCCATCTGTCGGGTGATTATCGCGAAATGGATTGCCACTGCTTATATCAACTTTTGCAATCCAGTCTTCTTTGTCCTTCCACAAGCCAGTTTGGCTGTTAATAGTGATCCCTGTAATTGTGTTCCAGCCAAAGCCTGTGTAGTTGTTGTTGCTCGCTGAGTAGTGACCAGAAGGCAGGGCAATAGATGTCAGGTTAAAGGTGATGTTGACAGAGCGGCTGCCGTACTCAGGATGCGTCTCAGTAAAGTTCTTAGTTGCCGTTGTGGTCTGCCCTGCCGCCGAGGGGCTGCTTCCTTTCAGCTCCCATGTAAAAGCACCCGATTTCCCGCTAACAGTATCGAGCGGATACCACTGGTCAGCGCCATCAATGCTGAGGCGCGTCAGCGATGAAATCTGCCCCAACCTATTAGTGTCGGAGCCAGTCCAAACAACAGAGCCGCCAGCGTAATCGTTCCGGGCTACATCATCGTTATACAGGACAAGGTTGCCATCTTTTTGCATTACAAGCGTGTAGCCATTGGTGTTTCTGCCGATGTTTGTATTCGACGCCCAAACTGCATTGGCTGGAACTTTCTCTGGTTTTTTGTAAACAACAAAATTCCCATCGGCTTGCACCACAGCAGCGAACCAACCGTTAGTCGAAACAAGCTCATTGCCCTCAGTCAGCGATGAGTCTGCAGTCAGCTTTTCTTGGTTGGTTGAATATCCAAAGCCTGTGGCGGCAACCAACGTAATCTGTTCGCCTGTCACGTCAAAGGCATTGGAGCCGCTGTAGCCGCACTCTTTACCTTTGTATTCCCATTGGCAAAGGTTCTGCATTACAAGGCGACGCGGTGCCTTCGCGTCACCCATATCAAAAGAAGAAACCAGCTCAAACTCAACAAAATCTCTGGTCTCAGTAACCTTGCGGTCGATGTAGTAAATCTCCTCCGGGAACTGTGCGTTAGCCCCTGAATCAGGATTGCCGTAAGGATTAACGCCGTTCTCCCAGTTGTCGCTGTCTAGGAAACGGCTGAGCGTGCGAATCCGTTTTACCCTTGCGCCGCTCAAGTCATTGCCTGGCGTAATTTGGTTGACGCCCAGCAGCAGGGCAGTTATTTGGCTCTGCAGGTTCGCAAAGCGGATTGATGGCCTAGGCAAGGTCCCATCACCGTTGAACTCAAAACCCGATGCCTCAACCGGCAAAGGAACGTAAGGAGTGCCGCCGTATTTGATTGAGTAAGCATTAACGATGTCGTCTGCGTCAGTCGGCGCGGTCGTCTTCTGGTTGCGGCCTGCGTGGAAGTAATACTCTTCATTCGAGCCGTGCAGGTCTTGAAACAGCTTCAGCTCAAACAGCTCAATGATTGCGAAAGGGCCGGAGTTAAGCAGCTCAATAAACGCAGTGCTCATGGCTCAATAACTTCCTGAAACGTTGCGGTGATCGTCGCCCTGTTCAAATACGGTATGGACTTTGACCAATCTTGGCAAATCCACTTGTAGGTCTCTGAATCATCCGGTGGCGACCAGTCAAAGTGTTCTGCTCCGCCACGAGCTTCAAGGAAGGTTTCAATGGTGTCCGCGTCAGTTTCTGACACCTCAAACTTCAGGCTCCAAGTCTTTAGGTCAGTGTTCAACCCAAAGCGCAGACGCTGGCTATAGCCGTCCCCAAACTGGACGTTTCGCACAGTCGGCTGGCTGCGCTTGCTTGCCCCGTAGGTCGGGTTTATTGAAGGGAAGGTAGCCATCAGCGGGTAAGCAGACCACCAGGCCGCTTCTGTTTAATCAATTCTGCCTGTACTGCCTGACCAATCAAGCGACCAAGCTGATCGGCGTTGCCTTGGTTGCCTTGGACCTCAGTGCCAGAGGCATCAACGTTGACAACCACGTTCATGTCGCCGCCGATTGCTGAGTTCGGCGCGATGCTGCCGGTGCGCCCGGGGGTGAACAACTCAGGGCCACGTTCGCCAACCACGTAGGAGCGCCCGCCCTGAACCGTGCCTCCCATCGCTCGGTTGCCGCTAAGAATTCCAAGCAGCCCTGTGCCGTCTTTTTTGCCTGCTGTCCCAAAACTGCCAATCCCTGCTGACAAGAATTGACCGCCTAGTTGGCGCAGGATCCCACTGAGAGATGACTGCAGCGACCTTGTGCCATCGACAGCGGCCATGATCGAGTCAACAATTCCACTCTTAATTGTTTGCCCTATTTGTTGATACATT